CCGCGCCCAGACCGCCACCGCTCACGGAGGCGATCCGCTGCTGCATGCTGACCACGAACGCGCGGGACTGGGCGTCGAGCTGGTCGAGCGCGGCTTCGAGGTTGCGCACCGCGGCGATCGTCTGTTGCGCCCAGGCCTCCACGGCGCGCCCGGCGGCTTCGGCGGCGGTCTTGATTGCGTCGGCATCTTGAGAGTCGATGGCGGCATCGAGCGCCAGCAGTGCTGTGTCCTTGCTCTCGGCGAGGGCGTCGAACTTCTGCTTGAGCAACTCGATCGGATCGCCGCCAAACTGCGACGCCGCGTTGGCGATGCTGGTGGCCAGTTCCTCCAACCCACGCAGGGCCTCGAATTGCTTGACCTGTTCCTCCACCGAGCCGAAGCTCATGACGAAGGATTCCCACTGCGGGGCCACGGTCTTGAGCACCAGGCCCAGGCGGCGGCCGAGGATTTCCTCGGCGCTGATGGCGCCCTCGGTGAAGGTCTCGTCGAGGTCCGCGAAGCGATCTCGCACGCTCGCCAGTTCGGTCGGCGAGAGCAGGCCGGCCAGGGCGGCGTCGAAGTCGGTGATGGCTTTCTTGAAGCCCTCTCGGGCCTCGGCGTCGACTGTGTCGATAGAGCCGAACGCGAAGTCGCCGAAGGCGGTGGAAAACTGCGCGTCTGGCGCGAGGTTGCGGTACGGCGACTGGCCGATTCGGTTCTCGCCGATGACGCTGATCGAAGGCGGGGCGTCTTGCATCAGGTAACCAGCAAGCGCGCCGACTACGAGTCCGATCACGGCGCCCACGATGGTGCCAATGACCGGCACGATCATGGTGCCGATCTGTGCGCCTGTGGCCGCGCCGCTCAGCGCGGCTCCAGCGATGTCTCCACTCTCGGCAGCCTGATAGGTGCTGTAGAGCCCGTAGCCAGCCGCAATCGTGCCGCCAACCGTCCAACCGCTGCCGCCGCCTCCGCCCGCGGCCCCGGCACCACTGTTGGCGGCGCCGGATGGCGGGCCGACAAAGCCTGGAGAGCTCTCACTGCCAAAGGATGCGTAGTCTAGGCCGTAGCCGCCCCGCATCGTTGCCTGCGCTGTGAGCGCAATGTCCTTGAACATCCCCTCGAACTGCTGGAGCGCAACACCCTCGATCCACCGCATGAGCGCGTCGCCGGCGTCATCGAGCCCACCGCGCATACCGGCGCCCAGAGCATCGGTCAGCATCCGACTGAGGTCCTGTAGCGCCGGCTCCCACGATTCTTGGTAAGTGCTGCTGTGCTCTTGGCCGACCCTGGCAACGTCATCCGCGTCGCCTAACAACTTCTCGACCTCTAGCCCCTTGGCGGCCTTGGCGATGTTCTCAAGGCCCTTTACAAACTCAGCCCCGGTGATTGCACCGAATTGCCAGGCGAGAACGAGTAGGTCCGTCTGCTCCTGAAGGTCCGCCATCGCGGCGAGGTACGGATCAATGATCGACAACGCCTCACGGCGCACGCGGATTCCTACCAGCTCGGCCTCCGCCTGATCGCGCAACTTGCGATCTAGTTCCTCTGCAGCGTCTGCGGCGTCGCGCTTACCGTCGGTTGCACGACGCTCCGAAGTGTTTGCGGCATCGGTAGCCTTCACCACCGCGATTAACGCGTCGTACTGCGCCTCGATAGCCTGCCGTTCCTCGTCGGTTTTCGCCTTCGACAGCGCCTGGGCTTTCTCGTACTCCAGCGTCGCGGAACGCGACTTGCCGTAGGTATCGGCGAGCTTCGACAGCTCCGCGATCAGCTCCTTCGTTTCCTTCGATAGCTCCTGAGTACTGGCCGCCTGCTGCGCTGCGGCTGGCGCCGCCTGGGTCGTAAGCCCAAGCAGCTTGTCCTGCTCTGCGTATAGCTTCGCGAGCAGAGCCTCAAGCTGCTGCAGTTCCGTTCGGTGCTGTTCGATCGTCCGCGATATGAACGCGCCTTCGCCTGCACCAAGCGTCGAACCGTCACGACGACCTTCGAGTGCCGCCAAGCTCCGCATGAGCTCGACTCGGCGCTCAAGCGCCGCCTCGATCTGCTGGTTCGACTCCTCTACCTTGTTGCTCCCGCCAGCCAGCCATTCGAGGTAACCGGACGTGGCCTCGCCGGCCTGCGCGAGCACCTGGAGTAGATCCGTCATGGCCTGAGTCAAGCCGGTCTTGCCAACTGCCACAGCAAGCCTGCCAGCGCTGCCGGACAGATCGTCCCAGGCGCCGCTTAGCGTGTCGGCCTGGCGCGCGGCAGCGCCCCCGAACTCGTTGGTGCCGATGTCGTCGAGCACCTTCTGGATGCTCGCGCCGTCGTTGGCGATATCGCGTGTGATGCCGCGAAACGTGACCTTGAGCCGTTCGCCCTCGTCGCGCACGGCGATGCCGAGCTGGCGCAGGGCCATGGCCTGGCCGTTGGTGGCGTCGGACGCCGCCTCGGCAACCTGGGCCAGCGACTTGCCGGTGGCAGCGGCAATGTTGCTCAACGCCACCATGCGCTCGTTGGTGGGCTTGATGCCCGCCGATTCCAGGCGCAGGAACGTGTTCAGCAGCTCGTTGAGGTTGCCGCCGGTTGCCTTGGCGACCTGGCGCATGCGATCGGTGACCGCGGTCGCCCGTTCCTGCGTGCCGGTGTAGCTCACCAGGCGCGCCTCGAGTTTTTCGAACTCGACCGCGCTGCGCAGGGCGCCTACGGCGACGGCAGCCAGCGCACCGACAGCGAGCCCCTTGCCTGCGAGCGCCATCGCATTGAAACGCGCGGTCCCCGCATTGGTGGCCCGCTCCACCCCCACCATCCCGCGCTCGACGTTGGCGAGCGAGGCCGTGACACGGCCGTCGCCGTCCGTGGTAAAGCGGATGACGAGGTTGTCGGTCTTGATCACCGCGAGCGGCCCTTGCGTTGCACGGCCGCGGCGCGTGCCTCGTCGTCAGCCGCCATGCGCTCGGCCCAGGCGGTGAGCATGCCGTGCTCAATCACGCGCAGGCCCTCCCAGAGCGGCTGACGCGGCGGCAGGCCCAGTGCGCGGCGCTGGGTGGCCAGCATCACCTTGCAAGCGGTGTAGTCGAGCCCGGTGGCGCCGCGCGCGCCGTAGCGCCACTGGGTGTCGCACAGGACGAACGCAGAGCCGATTGGCGCCAGTTCCGGCAGCAGCTTCGGACGGGGGCAGTCGTCGCACGGCGGCGCGCCGGATGGCACGCACGATGCGCAGAACGTGTCGGCGGTGAAGTCGTTGCCGTACCGTCCCTCCGGGTCCCACAGGCGCCATGCCGTACCTCCGTGAGTGACCGTGGGGCCGGCGCCGGCGCGCCACCGGGCCCACGCGGTCAGTTTTTTGCGGCTGCGCCCCGGCTGGCCTCGCGCAGGCCGTTCCAGAAGTCCTCGTGGTAGCCGTCGAATGCCAGCAGCTCGTGGAGCTGGCCATGCTCGAAGGGCACGAATTCGGCGGTGCTGCCGGTGCCCTGGTAGTAGCCGAGCACTCGGGACAGCAGCTCCTGCTCGCGCCTGGCATCGCGCGCGTCCATGTCCTCGATGAGGCGCTGGGTCTCCGTCTCCACGCGGGCGGTGTGCTGCTCCAGCGTCTCGCCCTCCTTGCGCACCATGAGCTCGCGGGCCTTGCTGGCCAGCGACTGCACCTGCTCGCGCTCCATGGCCTTGCGCTCCGCGCGTGTGAACACGCGATAGCGCACCAGCAGCGGTTGCTTGACCACTTCGCCCTTGGCTTCGGTGGCGTCGCGGTCATAGATCGGGGTGGGCCAGGTGACCTGGCCCAGGTTGGCTCTCTCGAACACGGGATCGGGCTCCCTTGGGTTGGTGGATGGGTTAAATCGTGGCGCGCTGGTTCCGCACGAACATCACGCCGTCGTATTCGGCGGTGTCGGGGCGATGGGCGTTGAAGTCCCAGTCCACCCGCAGGCCGCGCGGGCCGGGCACTGCGGGCGTGCGCTCCGTGATCAGGTTGCGCGGCAGGTCGATGCCGAAGGCCTCGTTGCCGGCCGTGCCAGCGCCCGTACCGCGGCGCAGGTACTGCAGGATCGCCACCTCGGTCTCGGCGCGCGACAGTACGAGGAAGTCGGAGCTGTCGAACAGCGCGTTGAAGCGGCCGCCTACGATGACGAAGCCGGACTCCAGCATCGAACGGACACCGCCGCTGCCGATGGTGCGACCGTCCTCGTCGAGGTCGTTGCCCCAGTTCACCTGCAGGCTGGTCAGCGTGTTGGCCAGCACACCGTTGACGTAGGTGAGCCCGTCGAGGTTGCTGAAGCCCTTGTGGCCGAAGTCGTCGAGCGTGCCGTCGAGCGCCGTGGCACTGGTGTTGTAGTCGGCACCCACCGCCTCGAAAGAGATTTCCGAGATGCCGGTGGCCGCGATGTTGATGGCGGCCGACGCCATGCGGTTGCCCAGGAAGCGCTGGTAGCGCTCCGAGGCCGTGGCGATCTTGGTGCCGAGGTAGTTCTCGACGATGAAGCCAGTCGGGATATCGGATCCCACGACGAACACGTGCTCGTAGGCGTTGTGCACCACGATCGCGGCGTCGGTGAGGTTGCTGCCGGGCAGCGAGCCCGCAGTGACGCGCACGTAGAGGTGCGTGTTCGCCGCCGAGCCCGGAAGGGCGAAGTCGCCGCCGGCCGCGATGTTGACCGGCGTGCCGGCACTGCCACCGGGCGCCGTCCACGTCAACAGGGTTCCCGCCAGCGTGAACGTGAGCGATCCGGTACCAGGCGTTGTGAGCGCGTTGGCACGCAGGATCCGGATGCCCGGAGTGATGGTCGTGCCAACATTGAGCGCAGCAGCGACGTTGAAGGCCGGGCGATACGCGACCGGCGTCCCGACCAGGTGCTTGAGCAGCTGGCAGATCGACTCGGCGGCAATGGTCGCCGACAGCGTGCCGCGCAGGTCCTTCTCGTTCTTCACGCTCTTGGGCTGGCCGCGGCGACCGGACAGCGTGGGATCCGTGGTGCGAGTGACGCTGGCCGACAGGCCATTGGTGCGCAGGTAGAGCAGTTCACCCACCGGCGATCCCGGGATCACGCCATACGTGGTCTCCGGGAAGATGGCGCTGCGAACTTCGGTGCCGCGAACGGGAACGCCCATGGATCAGCCCTCCTGCGCGGCAGCGGCCGCCTGCGTCGCCTCGGCTTCAGCCGTGGCGAGTTGTTCCTGCGCCGAGAGGCGCGCCGTGCAGTCGCGTTCCGCAGCCGCAGTGGTGAACTCGAAGCCCTTGAGGCTGACCAGGCGCGCGGCCTCCTCGGCCGCAACGTCGTAGGCGCGGCCCACGAGCAGGTCGCCGCAGGCGCGCAGGCCCGGGCGCTTGCCCGATGGCAGGATCACGCCGAAGGTCGCCGGCAGCTTGGCCAGGGTGGCCTTGATCTCGGCGACGGTGCTGGGGGTGGCCTTGGCCATGGTTCAGTTCCTCGTGATGACGATGTTGGCGCTCAGCGACACCAACAGATTCTGGTTGGGGTGCTTGAGGCCCGGGTCGGGGTCAACTTCATTGACGTAGATCGCGGCACAGCCGTCGACGCCGAAGTCGAGCTGGCGCAGGCACAGCTTCACCAGCGCCTCGGGGATGCGCAGGCGCTGCAAGTAGGCCGCGTCGCGATCCTGCTGGGTCCAGACAAGGCCCAGCGCGATCAGGAGTTCAAAGCTCTGCTGGTAGCCGCCCATGACCAGGCCCGAGTCGTCGTCCGACAGGTTCCCCACGGGGCCCGCGGTCAACGGTGCCGCCTCGATGATCCAGACGGGCACCTGCCCCTGGTGCATCTGCAACACCTCGGCGGTGGGTCGCATGCTGCGGACCACTGGCGGCACGCGCACCAGGCCGCAGCCACCCGACGGGACGATGTCGGTAAGCGCAGCGGTGAACACGGCGTCGCCCGCCAGGGCCGCGGCGATCGCGTCGTGGACGCGCTCGATCACGCCGCTCATGCCAGCGCCTCGCGCAAGCGTGCGAACATCACCGCGCTCGCGTCGATCTTGTCGGCGGCATCCTGCAGGAACGGGCGGCCCGCATAGCTCAGCTTCGCGTTGCGGCTGCCGTACGGCGTGAAGCCGCGGTGGATCGCGTTGGCGTACTCGGCACTGTTGAACACCGCCACCTCGCGGTCGCCCACCTTCATGCCCATGCTGCGGCGCAGGTGGCCGGTACGAATCGGCACCGGGTAGCTACCCGGGGCGCCGCTGCCGCTGAGATTGCGCGAGGCCTCGTTCTCCACCATCACGCCGATATCGCGCAGGCCGCGGCGCAGCGCCACGTTCCACTTCGCGATGCGCGCGCGGTAGGTGCGGGCAAGGGCGCCGGCGTTGCTGGTGATGCTCATGCAGTCACCGCACCTTCGACGACTGGATCGAATCGACCGGACTCGACCAGGCCCAGGGCGATTGCGGAGCCGTCAACGCTGCCAGCGCCGTCGATCGCCTTCGCGATCCAGAACTCGGCCTGGGCATCGCACTCGGTGGCGTGCGCGATCATCTCGCGGCGGTTGAGGTACGCGAACCCGTCATCGCGAGAGGCCATCGCGTTGGCATCGAGGAAGCCAACGCGGCGACGCCAGAGTTGCGCAGAGGCGTGGTAAGTCTCTGCGTGCGCCAGCGCGTCGAACGCAAAGCTGCCGGCGCTCACACTCGCGTAGGCCGCCACGCCGTAGCGCTGTTCTGCCCACCGGCCCGAGGCCGTGACCACCAGACCCAGGTAGCCGTCGTTACCCTCGAAGTTCGGCGGCGAGCCGAACTGCTCCGGCCGGAAGCCGGCGTCGAGGAGATTCTGGACGGTTGCCTTGGCCATCTTTCGCAAAATGGCCGGGCGGCGTCGCCGCCTGCCCGGCCTGTTTTCCCCGCGGTTCGGTTGAGGGTGGCGTTACGGGCTCAGGCCGACGCGGCGCACCTGGTCCGAGTCGCCGATCACGGCATTGAACTTCGCGGTGCCGTACCAGTCGGTGGCGCCGACCGAGGCCTCGCGCTGGCTCTCGACGCTCGGGTCCATCCACACCGCGCGCTGGTTCTTCTGCTCCGGCACGCACAGGTAGTAGTTGTTGTCCGCCGACGGCACGCGCGTGGTGACGATCACGTTGCGGACCGACCAAGCGATGGGCTGCTCCGTGCTGCGGAACGCGGCATAGCTGCTGCCGCGCGTCGCCTGGAGGAACGCCAGGACCTTGCCCACGCGCTCGGGCGAGCACACGATGTCGAGCACCAGCGGCCCGTTGATCGCGAAGCCCTTGTTCTCGAGGTTGCGCGAGATCACCGCCACCGCGGCGTTGAACGTCAGGGTGTCGCTGGTGGCGTAGGTGACGTTGATGCCCGCACCCAGGGCCACGAACAGGCCGTAGTGGGCGTCGGCGAAGCTCTTGAAGTACCGGGCGTTGAACTCGTTCACCGCCTCTTCGACGCGGTAGAACTTGTTGAAGCGCAGCCAGTCGTCCTGGATGGACAGGGCCGCCGCATAGGTGAGGTACGGGATGGCGGTATTGGCCTCCGCGAACTCGCGCCGCGGCTTGACCACGCCGCCCGGATCACGCTGCTCCCAGCTGATGCCCAGGTTGGTCGACGTGATGTCGAAGCTGGTCTCGTTGCTGCGCCGCATGTCGATGAAGCGGAACAGCGGCATGAACTGCAGGTCGAATGCCGGCAGGTCGTGGAAGAACTGGTCGAACTGTCCGGCCACCGCGGTGAGGTTCGGGTTGTCCGCCGGCACCGCCCACTTCGTGCCTCCGAAGTACGGCGCAGCCAGGTCGCCCGTGAGGAACGACTTGATGTCCGCCACCTCCGGACGCTTGATGGCACCGCCGTCGAAGCGGCTGTCGTTGCGAGCGAACATCGCGGGCGCCTTGGTGCCCAGCATTTCGATCGCCATGGGCGCGAGCGAGATCGCGGCGCGCACCGCCTTGAAGGTTTCCGTCCGCTTCTGTTCGAGCGGCAGGTCCCGCAAGGCGCTGAGATTCGGCATACGCATGGGTATTGCTCCTTGGGAGGGCGCCGGCCGATCAGGCCGCGAAGCTGTTGAAGGCGAACAACGGAGTCACGGTGTCCGCGGAGAGGGCTGCCTCGATCGCCTTGCCGCAGAGCGTGTTCGCGCCCACGGTCGTGGTGAAGCGCGAGTTGCCGTTGTCCCAGTAGATGTTCTGGCCGGGCGTCCAGGCCTCGCCGGCGAGCTTCACGCCGCCCGAGACCTCAGCCGCGTAGACCAGCTCGTTGGCCACGCCGGCGCCCTTGCTGTGGAGCGGGATCCAGACGCGGGCATTGAAGAGGTGCGGCACCTTCGCCGTCGTCGCGCCAGACGGCGCAAAGCGGGTGGCGAAGATCTGGTGGCTGGGGCTGCGGACCTGCAACATGGTGGCTGTCCTCTCGGTTCAGTGCGTGGCGATCAGGCCGTGGCGAAGCCGGGCGCCTGGAACAACGCCGGCGCCGCACCCTGCCCTTCCTTGACGGTGCCCTTGGTGGGCGCATTCGGGTCGGACGGCGCGAGCTGCGAGCCCTTGACGGTGCCCGCGGTGGCGGTGGCGTGCAGCGCCTTGAGCGCGACCGCCGGCAGTGCGGCATAGGCGGACTTGAACACCTGCAGATCGGCGTCCGTGTCGGCCTTGATGCGGCCGCTGGCGCGATCCGCGGCAACGATCTCGTCGATGGTGGTGTCGCGGAACGTCTTGCCATCGGCGATGAGCGTGACGAGCTTCGCCGGATCGTCGAGCACGGCCGCCTCGGCGCCCAGCGCCGACTTCAGCGAGTCGAACTTGCCGACGCGGGGATCCGGTGCGCCGCCCTGGCTGGCCTTGAGCGACTTGACGCTCTCGGTGACCTGCTCGGGGGTTGCATCGGCGGACAGGCCGCAGATGGCGGAGAGCGCGATGATGAGTGCCTTGAGGTCCACGTTGTCACCTCGGTTCTGGACAGATTTGATGACGCGCGCGCCCGGCTGGGCGCCGAGCCACACCAGGCTGGCTTCCAACGCTTCGCCGTCGCCGGTGATGCGCTGGGCCTGCAACTCGCGGCCGGCAGCGTCGCGGATCGGCTCGCGCTTCTGCGCGCGGAAGCCGATCGATGCGAAGCCCAGTCCGGCGTCGACCTTGACGCGCAGCCCCTCGTTGGCGGCGTGCGCAGGGAGATAGAACTTCCCGAACAGGATGCGCGCGTCCTTGCGATCCGGCGGGAACTGGAGCCCGGGCTCGCGCAGTACCTTGCGCGCCTCCTCGAAGCTCATGCTCTCGGTGAAGGCCTCGAACCACAGGCCCTCGGGCATGCCGCTGTCGCCTTCCCAGCTCTGCGGGTGGATCTCGAAGAGGCCCTTACCCTTGAGGGTGGTGGCGAGCGTGTCGAGGAAGCGTTCGTCGAACACCTCGTTGTCGCGATCGATGCCGTTGTGCGCGAGCGCTACGGTGCGCACGTACAGCTCCTCGGCCTTGAACTCGCGGATCGTGTACGCGGCGATCGCGGCCAGATCGGACGCCTCGGGCTGGCCATTGCTGGCCGCCTTGCAGGCGAGCGTGAGTTGCTTGGCCGCGACGTTCACTTGGTCTCGGGGGCGTCCGCCGGCTTGACCTCGTGGCCATAGCCGAACCGCTGGTTCCGGGCTTGCGCCTGGTCGATGCTGAGCGGACCGCTGTAGTCGGGCGCGAGGTGCGCGGGTTCCGGGGCCGGCGCGGCTTCCGCCGGCGGCGACTCGGTGGTGGCGGCATCCTCGACCTTGCGCAGCTTGCTCTCGATGCGCTCGAGCAGGCCCTTGCGGGGCGCCTCGTCGGCGGCTTCGAGCGCGGCCAGCGCGCGCAGTTCGTCGGGCGTCAGTTCGTCGAACTGCTCGCCGATGTCGTTGATGCTCTTCTGGCGCAGGGCTTCGAGGTCCATCGCATCGCTCCCACAGAGTCAGGCGTCTCAGTGCGGGCGCTGTATAACGCGGCAATGCGGACATGTCGTCCCGCGCGTGTCCGGGCTAGTCGATGCGGGCTCGAACGGTGCAACGG